CGGCGGCGGCCTGGGCGGCGAGGGCGAGGGCGGCGGAGGCGGCGGCGGCGGCGGCGAGGGCGGCCTGGGCGGCGAGGGCGGATGTGAAGACAGCGATAATTCGGTACGGTATGGAGCTATTAAACATATGATACTCTCACCACCCGACTGGCACGAATCGTATTTACCCCCCGCCCGGCCGTCTGTTCGAACCGGGATACTCCTTGCTGTAATAATTCTGATATCGGTGATTATATGAGTGCCCAGGCCGCCGCTGAAACCGGCAGATTTGATTCTGATCACCCTATAACGGTACTCTGTGCCGCGTGTGGGACAGAACTGCAAGCCTATGTGGCTGCCTGTTCACCGGGAAACAGTTTACCCGCTTTATATGTCGATCCTTGTATCGACTGCACACCTGACCCAGAGGAGAACGAATCATGACCAGCCTACGCCGAAAACTCGAACGACAACAACCATTTATCGTGATAAACCGCCCATCACCTTACGGGTCGGAATACCCGGTTCCCCGCCGATACACTGGATGGTGGGTATCTGTAGCCGTAACCCTTGTCATCGTCTGCGCCCTGGTGGTATGGGGGCCGGTATGAAAATATTTACCCATCTACGGCAACCGGGAATCTATGGTATTACCGACAACGGGCTCACATACCGGTGGGATGGTACCGGGTGGACCCCCTGTCTGAATATTCCACCCGACGATGAATTCCGAATCCCGCTGACGGTCGAGGATTATCCGGGGTTGTATCGGCGGTTAGGGGTGTCGTGACGGATGCACGGTTGGAAAATACAATCTTCTACCGGCGATTGCCGGAAATGGAGCGGAGTATGAAGAGAATTCTGCACCTTATAACTCAAGATGACCAGCCAATTGGCAGTTGTCGAAAGTGCTGTGAGATCTGCGGTAAAGCGCAATTTACCATGGACGGCAACACTGTCGGCTGGACGGACTCTCGGGAAGAATATGCCGATCCTAAGCGTTATTTCGGAGAGGGAACATTAACCTGTAGGGAGGAAAAACATGCTTAAAGCAGGAATCGCTATAGATGACTGGAAGTTACCGATTTTCAAGCGCCATTTGTCCGAAGCTGGATATCAATTTGAACAACATCCCGGCGTGACCAAAGATACTCTCACTCTGACGGTATTCGCTACCTCTATTGATGAGTTGGGAGAAATCGTCCTGGCGGCAAACACTGAAGCAGCAAAAGGGAGAATGCAATGACCGAGCCGAAAACCTGTATGACCGATGGAAGCCCTGTCGCACCCGATCACCGGGAGATTGACGAGAATACCGGTCAACAAAAGGGTTATGTCGTCCTCTGCCCCGAAGAGAGGGCCAAGGGTTTTGTCCGCCCTGTCCGCAGAAATTACCAGCACACCAAATGCGGCGTGGTGACGAAGATGGGACTTTCGCTGGCTGAAACATATGCCCGTGATCCGAAATTCTATAGCGGGACGTTCTGCGCCGGTTGTGGTGCTCACTTTCCTGTTGGGGAATTTACCTGGCTTGATGGTTCAGTAGTTGGTTCGTAAGGCATCCTGCACAATAACGAAATAACATGAACCCCGACACACTTCACACCTGGGCCGCCCGCTGGAACATACCCCCCGCAGCCCTAATCGACCTGCGGAACCGGTTGATCGCTGACATCCCCGTGCCGCCGGACCCTTCTGTTACGTCCGAGGCCGCTGTGCAACAGACGATCCGGCTGGAAGCCTCGCGCCGCGGGTGCCTGTTGTTCCGGAATAACGTCGGCGCCGGGCTGATGGACACGGGTTCGTTCGTCCGGTTCGGGCTGGCGAACGATTCGGCCCAACTGAACGCCCGGCTGAAATCGGCGGATCTGATCGGTATTCGGCCGGTTGTGATCACACCGTGCATGGTCGGTCGGACCGTCGGGGTGTTTTTGTCCCGCGAGATTAAGGCGGCCGGCTGGAAATACCGGGGAACGGAACGAGAACAGGCCCAGTTACGTTGGGCCGAATTAATAATTTCTATGGGTGGCGACGCAGCGTTCGCCGTCGGCGAGGGGACGATTTAGGTATGAAGATAAAACGGATAATATCGCAACACCGAAGAGATTTCCGAGCAGATTACGAATGTGAACATTGCGGCCACATTGAGCTTAACGGTTCCGGCTACGATGACTCGAATTTCCATGTGAACGTGATACCGACAATGGTCTGTAAGAAATGTGGTAGAACCGCCCCTGAAGAATATCGTCCACTTGCGACAAAATATCCCGACTCGGTGACCATATGAACCCACTGAACGAAGAACTCTGTTTAATCCGTGACCGCGCAGTCCGCGAATTCACCGAGCACTGTCTCGCCGAGGCGCCGGAATATTTCTGGACCGTACCGTCGTCCTCGTCGGGAAAATACCATCCCGAGCAATCAAACGGTGAAGGCGGTCTCGTCCGTCACACCCGGGCCGTGGTGTATTTCGCGATAAAACTGTGTGATGTGTTCAGCGCGACCCGGCTCGAAACCGATTGTGTGATCGCGGCATCGATCCTGCACGACGTTCTGAAATATGGGTTACCGAAACAGGACCATACCACGAAGAACCACGACTATGAGGGCGCCGTGTGGGTACGGGAACACGGTATCGCCCAAGGCCTGGACAAACGGTTGCTTGATCTGATCACCGGGTCGATTGCCTGGCACATGGGACGCTGGACGGATCTGACCGGCCGGGACGTGGAGCGGAAATTCCCGGAGGAATATGGGTATATCCATTTGGTGGTCCATCTGGCCGATGTGATCGCTGCTCAGAAGAATGTTCGACTCAGTCACATATGAATACGTATTGACACGCCCGACACTACGCGGTAATATCACCCGTATTACTAACCTCAACACCCGTAAAACCATGACAACCGAATACCCCCTGAAACAAACCGTCCGCACGATCGCGATAAATCTAGCCCGTACCGACGGCCTGATCAACCTTACCCGTGTGGGTTTATGCGCCGCCGCAGGCATACCGGACGGTAGTTTCCGCCACGTTACCGGCCAAACGTTCAACGAATTTATCGACTCGCTCCGACGTGATCCGGCCGTTGCGAACCTACCGGCCCAGTCGGTCCGTAAACTCAGGGCGAACCCGGAATTACGCCGTGAACACATCCTCGAATCGGCTGTACAGGTGGCTCAGTCGGTCGGGTATCGGAAGGTAACACGGGTGCTGGTGGCCGAACGGGCCGGGGTGTCCGACACCCTCGTCAGTCGATATTTTGCCACGATGAACCAATTGCGCCAGGCGATCATGCGTCGGGCGGTGGTGCTGGAAATCCCAGAGATCGTCGCTCAGGGACTCGCGGACGGGGAAACTCAGGCACGTAAGGCGCCTGAAGCACTGAAGGAGAAAGCGGTTGCGTTGTTGAAGGGGGCGTGAGCGATGAGCGCCCACGTTGAGATAAATACCGGAGATTGTTTAACGGTTCTGAAATTATACCCCGATAAGTGGGTAAATTGTTGCGTCACTTCCCCACCGTATTGGGGGCTGCGAGACTATGGCGTTGAAGGGCAAATCGGACTCGAACCTACACCCGAAGAATATGTTGAAAAATTGGTACGGGTGTTCCGTGAAGTGCGCCGGGTTCTCCGTGACGATGGTACATTGTGGTTGAATTTGGGTGATAGTTACAGCGCCCACCCAGGTCAGCGGAAGGGAACAGACAAGGCGGGCAGTAAGCAACAGTCCAAGCGGGGGTCTACCGGTTCCCCTTCCCACAGCGTGGGCGGACTCAAACCCAAAGACCTCATCGGCATCCCCTGGCGTGTAGCCTTTGCCCTGCAAGAAGATGGTTGGTATCTCAGACAGGATATCATCTGGCACAAACCAAACCCTATGCCTGAAAGCGTGACAGATCGTTGCACAAAATCACATGAGTATATCTTTCTGCTGTCGAAATCGGGACGATATTTTTATGACGCAGATGCGATCCGTGAACCCCACAAAGCCGAGTCCATTACAAGGGCAAAGAGGAATTCCCACCCAAATGAACTCAGGGCAATCGCTTTCCCTGGTGGTAACCCGTCCGTTCGGGACCGTGGGGAGGGGACAATACAACTCGCTGCCAACGGTCGTAACAAGCGCTCAGTTTGGACCGTTCCGACCAAACCCTATAAAGGCGCACATTTCGCAACGTTCCCCCCAGCCCTAATCGAGCCGTGCATCCTCGCCGGTTGTCCGGTAGGTGGAACGGTACTAGATCCGTTTGGCGGCAGTGGAACAACCGGAATGGTGGCGAAACAGAACAACCGTCACGCAATACTGATCGAACTGAATCAAAAATACGTCGACCTACAGCACAACCGGGTGGCTATATGACCGAACCACTATCCGCCCTGATCACCCGTCCCGGTCCGCTCGCTCCGCTCGTCGCACGTAATCAGTGGATCCTCGTCCGTCTGGTACCCAAACCCGACGGGAAAACCAATAAACTCCCCGTCGATCACCGGACCCTGCAGGTATTCGCCGCTGGCGCCGACTGGCAGAACGATCCGGCCGCCTGGACCGATTACCCCACGGCCCGATTCCTCGCAGGTCAGTGTGGCGACGGGTACGGTGTGGGTTTCCTGTTCACCGTCACAGATAATCTGTTTTTCCTCGATATCGACGACTGTCTCACACCCGACGGATGGTCCGCCACGGCACTCACCGTTCTCGCGGCCCTACCCGGTGCAGCGGTCGAGGTGTCACAGTCGGGCCGAGGACTGCATATTTTCGGGTCGTACAGCGGTTTACCGCCTGCTCACGGGTGTAAAAATATCCCCCTGGGCCTGGAACTCTACACCGAATCACGGTTCGCCATGATCACGGGGGACCGGGCCATGGGTAACGCTGCAACCGACTGTACGGCTGCACTGACAGGGGTTATCGACCGGTGGTTCCCCCCGGCTACCACGATAACCCCTGTCGCCTGGACCACTGAGCCCGTCCCGGAATACACCGGACCGGCCGACGACCAGGAACTAATCAACCGGATGCTCTCATCGAAACAGACGGCCGGGGCGGCGTTCGGCGGTCGGGCGTCGGTGACGGATCTGTGGAACGCGAACGAACCGGCACTCGCTATCGCCTACCCCGATCCGGGCGGTAGCCGAGCTTACGACGCCTCATCGGCTGACCGGGCGCTTGCTCAACATCTGGCGTTCTGGACCGGCCGGAATGCCGAACGTATTCACCGCCTGATGCTGCAGTCGCAGTTACGCCGGGATAAATGGGACCGCGAGGATTACCTGATCCGCACGATCACCGGGGCCGTCGCCTCCCAGACCACTGTGTATTCGATACCCGCCCCGACCCAGACCGACACCGCGGCCTTACGTGGAACCGAACGACAGGTGACCTGGGCACTGCAGATCCGGGCGCAGAAACTGGCTGAGTATCCCGCCGGCGCCGAAGTGTTCGACACGATCCCCGATGCCGCCTGGTGGGTGGAGAACCGGGAAAAATCCGGCGAACAGCTGGCCCGGATGCTGACCCCGATCGAATCACCGACGGCCCGGCCGACCGACGGTCCCGCATACACAGTTGGGCACCAGATTCTTGGACCGGAGCAACAGGTCGAGCATTTCCGGGGGTGTGTGTATGTCCAGGACCAACATAAAATATTCGTGCCGAACGGTTCGCTCCTAAAACCGGAACAGTTCAACAGTACGTTCGGTGGATACGAATTTACCATCTCATCGAACGGCCGGAAAAAACCGACGACCAAGGCCTGGGAAGCGTTTCAGGAATCCCAACTGGTAAAATATCCGATCGCTGAATCCACATGTTTTCAGCCGAATAAAACACCGGGGGAAATCGTCGTCCGGGACAGCCGGTCATTGGTGAATATTTATGTCCCGGTGATTACCGGCCGCCGCCGTGGCGATGCCGGCCCGTTTTTCAATCTGCTCTCGCGGATTCTGCCGAACACCGACGACCGGGCGATTGCCCTTGCATATCTGGCCGCCCTGATCCAGCACAAGGGCGTAAAATTTCAGTGGGCGCCGCTGTTCCAAGGGGCAGAGGGCAATGGTAAATCGTTCCTCACCCGTTGTGTGGCCGCGGCCATCGGCGAACGATATTTCCACAGTCCGCCGGCAACCGAGATCGGCGAAAAATTCAACGAGTGGTTATTCAATAAACTCGTTATCGGTGTGGAGGATATTTACATCCCGGAGCAAAAACGGGAACTGATTGAGATTCTCAAACCGATGATCACGGCGGACCGCTACCCCTGCCGGGCCATGCAGACCAGTCAGGTCATGCGCGATCTGTGTTGTAATTTTATTTTTAACTCGAACCACAAGGACGCCGTGCGAAAAACCGACAACGACCGGCGTCTGGCTGTGTTTTACACCGCCCAACAGTGCGCCGCTGATATCAAGCGGGACGGCATGGCCGGTGATTATTTCCCGAACCTGTATAACTGGGCACGGTCGGGTGGGTATGAAATCGTCCATGAGGTTCTGGCTACCCATCAGATACCGGACGCCCTGAACCCGGCCGGCGATATGCACCGGGCGCCCCGGACCTCATCGACGGTCGATGCCATCGCCGCCAGTCTGGGTAGTGTCGAACAGCAGATCCTGGAAGCGGTCGACGAGGGCAGGCCGGGATTCGCCGGCGGGTGGATATCGAGTACGGCACTGGACACCCTGCTAAAATCAATGCGTCGGGATAATTCGATTCCGATTAACAAACGGCGCGAGTTGTTGAACGATCTCGGTTATGACCACCATCCGGCGTTACGTGGCGGCCGGGTGAATAACGCGGTCCTGCCGGACGGGGGGAAACCTAGATTGTTTGTGAAACGGGGCCATCTGGCCTGTAATATCACGGTGCCGGCAGCGGTGGCGAAGGCGTATCAGGACGCACAGGGTGCGGTGGTGGCTGGTGGATCGGCGGCGGTAGTGTTTGGGGGTGGGCGGTAGGTGACGGTGTTGAAACTAGTATCAACATTTTGAAAACCTGAAAATAGGATGGATTATGTGCGATTGCAGAAAGGTGCTTGAAGAAAAATTGCTGGCAAAAGTTCAGGAGATGCGACCGGATGCGATAAACATCACAGGGAGCCTGGCTGGTTACGGATTTATTATCAAAAACAACAAGATGACTTCGAGGCCGACAACAACTTTTGATGTCGAATACACCCACAAGCTGAAGAATGGGAAAGAGAAATTGAAGAAAGAAAAGGTGAGTATTGCCCTGTCCCACTGCCCTCATTGCGGCGAGAAAGTGGCTGATTGATAACGAAATAATACCATGATCTACATCCAACGAACCGATAAAATATACGAAGGCGGCGGCAGTGTTTGGGGCGAACCGGTGACGGATACACGGTTAGAAACTAGAATCGACCAGAGGTTAAGCAATGCGGAAAACATACCAACAATGCAATGATTGCGGATCGACTGATATTGACCAAGACTCTTCTGCAATGGGGGTGCATATATGTAATTCATGTGGCTCAGGTGCAAGCATATCGTGGAAAGAGAAAAAGGCAGTGATAACACCAATCCATCATGACAGATACAGTCTGATTGATAACGAAATAATACCATGATCTACATCCAACGAACCGATAAAATATACGAAGGTGGCGGCAGTGACCGGGATCGTCCGGTCGCTCTGAAACCGGAAACGATAGCAGCTGTCGACACATATGGTGAGGCGGCAAAACTGATTCGGTCGTTACCGGCCGGACCAAAATATTACACATCAACCCGACCGTGCCGCGAGTGGGCTGGTCAAAACAGGAGGTAACACAGTGGGAACAAATTTTACACGCTACAAGGTGGTCGGTGACGACCGTCCCGACCTCAGTCGATTCACGGTGGCACGATTCATTGACATCGACGACTATGTGGTCACAACACTCAGGATTGACGAACGAACGGTTCCGACGGCGTTGCTGAAAAAATTCTGCGCCAAGGAAGAGCAGCGGGTCCGGATCGAACAACAGATTCCCCGGCTGTCCCGTGGTATGCGTATGGAAATTAAAGAGCGTATCCGGACCGAGATGATCCGCCGGGCGAAACCGACCACCGTTACCGTCGATGTCGTCTGGAACGTCGCCACAGGGACCGTGTTGTTCTTCTCGACCAGTGGGAAACATCGGGCGATTTTCGAGGATTTTTTCAAGGAATCGACTGGACTGATCATTAACTCCGTGGTCACGGAACCGCAACCGGATTTTCTCACTTGGCTATGGTGGAAATCGGAAACCGGCGACGATGTTCAGATCGGTAAACGACTGGTCCTAGAAGACAACGCCGGCGGCAAGGTCACATGTACCGGCCCGGAAGAACTGCCGGAAGCCATGACCGCACTTGCCACCGGTAAAAAACTGGTTCAGGCTGGTATGCAGATCAGTGATTTCTCCCTGACATATACCTCACTGGACGAATTCAAATCGGTAAAACTCCCCCGCACGGGCGGTACTGAACAGTCTGACCGGGACGGGGCGACCCTGGAACGGGTTTACCTGATTGAACAATTGATCGCGGCGATCGATGGGTACCGGAATACGTTTATGATCCGACGGGCCGATCCGGGGTTATGGGCGATCGAATCCGGACGGATCAATGCGTGGATCTCTGAACACATGGGGGCGCGGGCATGAGTTATAAACCATTACAGGTTGAATTACTCTCAGTCTGTGGGATGTTAGAATCATTAGTAGCGATGCGACTACCAAAAAAATCTTTCAGTGATTCCCGTCAATGGAATGATATCGTCATTATCGGTTCCGGTGACAAAGATCTCGCTTCCCGTTTGATTCGTGCTGGCGCCGATCATGCCAAGGCGATGCGTGGTATCGTCGCTTATCTCCGTTTAGATATGCAAGTCGGATGGATGATTGAATTCGAAACATATCGTCACGGGGTCGAATGTTTATCAACATCCTCGGCGATGCATGGTGAGTTGAAAACCCTCACAGGTGCCGAACTGGCGGAACAGAAACAGACCGATCTTCCGAGTAAGGTTTATACTCGAATTGTTACGGTTTCTTATCAGGCATTACGGGCAATGTATCGAGCACGGCGGAAACATCGTCATCCGGACTGGCAGATATTTTGTGATTTCGTTGAAACATTGCCACACTTTCGCGCTTTAATCATGCCGGAAGCCGCACGATGACCACACCCCTGTCGGTCCCACTCCGGGTGCAGGCGGCCGTGAAATCGGCGGCACACTGGGAACGGGAATGAATTAAAATTCATGGGAGGCCGTAATTTTATGATCATAGGATTCGCAGGCCGGGCTGGTGCCGGAAAATCGACTGCAGCGGAATATCTGACCACCTGGTATAGTTTCACCCGAGACGCATATGCCGCAACACTCAAACAGGCCGCATCGATTATTTTTGGTGTTCCTGTCGAAACGTTCCTCGGGGATCTTGCGGTAAAATCTCAGATTGACCCGTACTGGGACATGACATATCGGCGGATGCTACAGTTACTCGGCACTGAAGCCTGCCGGGAAACGTTCGGTGATGATATATGGGAGCTGGTACTGTGGCGCCGGCACGACGGGACGACGTATGATCTGGTGATCGACGACGTTCGTTTTCCGAACGAGGCCGAGGCGATCCTGAAACGCGGCGGCCGGGTGATTGAAATCGTTCGTGCCGGATCGGTGGATGATGCTCACAGGTCTGAGGTTCGGCTGCCGGGTAGGTTGGTGTCGGCTGAAATCGAGAACAACAGAACAGTGGAAGAACTGCATGAATGGATAGATCGGGCATTAGATCTGTGGTGGTAAAAACGAATCCCCCCCGGGTCACTATACACAGTGAACCGGGGACATCTCTTCAGTCCTCGTCGAAAAATCCGAAGAACAATTCCCTGATTGTCTGTTTATCCTGTTTTATAATATGCCCGCAGCGGAGGCACTTTCGGGCGACGTAATACCAGTTAAAATCGTACACCTCACCATATTTATGGCCGAAAACCTTACAGATCAACGCTCGTATCATTTCTGTACCATCTGTTTAATTATCACCAGGGCGGGTCCTCTGATCGGTCGCTGGCCCTGTTCCCATTTACGATATCCCGGCAGGCTCATACCGACCTTCTCGGCCATCTCCCTGCGGGTCAGGCCGAGGGCGGTACGGATCTGCGTTAGTTCGGCGGGGGTCATACCCGCGACTCCAGTTCGATAATTCTGGTACGGATCTCATCAATCTGCGGTTTCAACTTTTCCGAACGATTCTTTCCTATCGGACTACCCATTTCGGCGGCCGCGCATTCCTTCCAATATTTTTCATCTAAACGGCAGTAAGCTGCTTTCAATATTTCCAATTCGGTGATGGTCCTCGGCGTGAACGGAGCGGTAATCCGCTCGTAATATTCATTTGCCTGTTTTTCGTCTGGGAAAACGGCCGTGTACATATCATAGAACGATGAATGAATTACCGAATTTTCCACCATGTTGGTCAGTTCTGGGGACCAGATTTTTCGGTATCCGTCCGGTTTTACCACTGTGATCACTGCGTATCCCATAATATCCCCCTGTTCGATTTCACCCGTTATCGGGTCACTCACTCTTACGCTTCCTACAATATACCCACTGGGTACACTTGTCAATAAAAAAAACGACCGAGTGGAATTTATTTCCGTGCTCGGTCGCCTCTACACCCTCACCGTCCCTTCAAACACTCGATACACCCGCCCGTCGATACCCATCTGAACCCCCTGTGGCCTCGCTGACACGCGTCACCGGTCCGGTAGACCTTCAGGCCCAGCCGGCGGGCATCGTCGCGTGACACCACCATATCGGGGGCGGCTTCCATCATTATGGAGGTTTCTCGATCTAACTGGGGTACGCAACCTTGACACTGACCATCACTTACCCGACGGTCGGCAATCATCCCGCAACGCGGGCATGGGTCTTTCGGCACATACCATTTCTTACCGGCACGTAACGCAGCTTGGCGGGGGCTCTCGGTATCACGATCAGTCATAGCGGGATAGCACCCATTGCATTTGTCGTCGTTCACCCGATGCCGGACTATCTTCCCGCATCGCGGGCATGGGTCTTCAGGGATGTACCATTTCTGCCCGAACGACCTGGCCAGTGCCCGCGGGACGTTTGTATCCAGTAATGGGGAACAAGCCGAACAACGATTATCGCTCACCCTGCGAAGGGCCATTTCACCGCATTTTCGGCACGGAGTCAAAGGGGTATACCAAATCTTCCCATTGTTCCTTGCGTCGATTCTGGCAATATCGCTTACGTGCTTCCGCATTACCGGGAAACATCCCGTACAGCGGTTGTCACTCGTTCGCCGTTCCGCAGTGTGACCACAACGGGTGCAAGGTTGGCCCGGTGTATAATATTTCTCCCCTCTTTGCCGGGCAAGTATCCGTTCATCGGACTCTGATTCACAATATGAGCATTTTCCGCTGATGGTGAGTACGCCGAAATGCCCGGACATCTCACAGGGGACAGGGACTAGATAGTGGGACAATCCAAGTCGGGACGCGTCGTATTCAGATTTTGCCAAAACACCGTTTTTCATAAACAGGCAATTTGGACTATCAACCATGGTATAAATATCTATCCATACCTGATCTGGGATCAAATGTTTCTTAACGGTTTTAACCATAGGACCGGGAATAACAAATACTCCTTCGTTCGTTCGTTCAAATTTAATCGCTCCTGCTGCGTAGCAAAACAGATCGTTGGCCCAATCTTTTGAACAACGAACACAGATATCGGTTTTAGTGTAGTGGTCCTTCGTTCCGCAGATGGAACATTCCTCTCCTGTATAAATCTTGCTTCTTACTTTTCGTGCTTCCTGTCGCGAAAAAGGGAACGCCGACGAAGCACCGTTCTTGCCAAAGTACATTTTGCCTCCTTTCCACCCCTAGCTCGGGGCCCATACCCCGCAGCTTCAGGGGTAAAATAAAAATAACTGTTTCAACTACTTAAACCTCAAAAATTGTTAGTACCTCAAAAATATGGTCGTTTTGCACCTTGTTGCTAGTTTTTTCGACAAAACAACTGTTTCTGGGTACCACCAATTAATATTATCGTCCTATCATTAATATTAAATATCGTCAACATTAATTGTTATTAATACCATATTTACTTCTATTCTCTATTTCTTTAAAAGTAAAGGGTATTGGGGTATATATATAGAAATAGATAAGAAGTACAGGGAGTTAGAGATACACCGAAGGGTACACACCGACCGTACACCGAAGGGGTCAGTGATGGGGTATTGGACTGGGTGCCACACCGTGGTGGTTGGACGATGTGGACCGGCTGTCGAGGTGGTGGGAATGTCCACAGTCGGCGGCCGCAACTGTGGACATGGTACGCAAACTGGTACGCGAAAGGTTTTTTCTTTACAACTGCGAACAACTAATTTACCATTCAACCATGAGCAAGATCGATCTTGAATCAATGGGTGTCGATGTTCGGGCCGGCATGTTGTCTCTCCGTGAGATTGGACGTAAACACGGTTGTTCGGAAACCTACGTCCGGAAAGTGATGAAGCGGGAGAAATGGCAACGTGATCTCTCCGACAAGGTTCGAGAACGTACCCGGATAAAACTTCTCCATCCTGACATAAAGCTCCCATCTGAGCAGGAAATAGTCGAACAGGCATCCGACGTCCGCGTAGCGGTGGTCAACCTGCAACGGGCCGATATACAGCGGCTACGGGCGTTAGAATTGAAATTACTGGCTGAACTCGGTGATCCCGATAATCCCCCGACAAAGGTCCATATCTCGTCGTTCCAGGGCCGCGTGACTCAAACCGTCCTTGGTATCACCGTCACCGAACGGGCGTCGGCACTCGGCCAGTTGGCGTTCGTACAGTCCAAACGGATCGCCCTCGAACGCCAGGCCTACAGCCTGAACGATACCCCCACCACCGACCCCTACGCCGACCTGTCCCGGGATGAGATCGAGCGGCGCCTGGTTGAACTGGAGAAACGACGATGAACGATACACACGGTTGTACTGGTAAAGGTTGGATTGGTGTTGATCTGGATGGGACACTGGCCGAATATCACGGGTGGAAAGGTCCGGAACATATCGGGTCGCCTGTTCCATTGATGGTTGAACGGGTGAAACGTTGGATCACCGAAGGTCGTCGGGTACGGATTATGACGGCCCGTGTCGCCCCCGGAAAACCTGATTCGGGATTATGCCGGGAGGTAATAAACACGTGGTGTGTTACCCATCTCGGCCGGCCCCTACCGATTACGCACGAAAAGGACCACATGATGGTTGAACTCTGGGATGATCGGTGTGTTCAAGTCATCCCGAATACCGGCGTTCGTGCCGACGGCCGCCCGTGACCTGGACCGACGCCGAAGCCCGCGAATACCTCGCCCTGCGCGAACGGTTGATCGCCATGGACCGGGCCGGTGTCGATTATCGCCGGTATTCGAACGACTGTGAGGGATTTATCGAGCACGTCCTGGGCGAGCACCTGACGGACGATCTGCGGGAGATCTGCCGGTCGGTGGTGGAAAATTCGGTGACGATCGCCCAGTCGGGTAACGGTACGGGTAAATCGTTCATCGAATCGCGAATCGCCGTGTGGTTTTACAAGTGTCAGATCGAACCGCAAATTTACTGCGCGGCCGCCCCGCCGCAGACGAACCTGGAGAACATCCTGTGGGCCGAGATATCTGCCACCGCCGATAAACACGCGCATCTGTTCGTTGGTTCATCCCTCAAAAACCTGAAAATTTCCCGTTCTCCGCTCGAATTCATCACCGGTGTGGCCATACCCTCGTCCGGTACCGATGCACAGCGTCAGGCGCGGTTCAGCGGCAAACATGCCCCGAGTCTGCTGTTCCTGCTCGATGAGGGTGACGCGATCCCGGACCCGGTATTCGCCGGCATTGAAACGTGTCTGTCCGGTGGGTTCAGTCGTTTGTTGATCACGTTCAACCCCCGGGAACGCCGCGGCCACGTGTACCGGACGATCAAGACCGGCCAGGCGAACGTCATCAAACTCACAGCTCTGAACCACCCGAACGTTGTCACCGGTACCGATGTTATCCCTGGCGCAGTTGACCGGGAAAAAACCCTGCGCCGTATCGCACAGTGGACTCGGCCGCTCGGTCCGGGGGAACAGCGGGATAAAACGTGTTTCGATTTGCCGGAATATCTCGTCGGCTGCATACCGACCGACCAGCAACGGCGACCGCTGGCACCGTTGGCACCGGGGACGTATAAAATCGTCGAACATCAGTTCTCCCACGTCGTCCTCGGCGAATACCCGGCCCAGGCTGATAACCAGTTGATCAGCGAGGAGTGGATCGATAAGGCCCGTTCACGTTACGACCTGTTCGTTGCGGCCCACGGGGTCATCGTGCCGGAAACGATTCGCTGCACCGGTGGGCTCGATATCGCCGATCAGGGCCGTGATTCGTCCGTTTGGTGTAAACGATTCGGGAATTTCGTTCATCCGCTCGTCAGTTGGCAGAAGCAAGACGTTATCGAAGTGGGCGATTTGGTCCAGGCTGATCTGATCGTCCAGGGGATCACTTCACTGACGGCAATATATTGCGACGGTACGGGCGTCGGCGCCGGCACTGCGCCGTACATGGTCAAGCAGTACGCCCTGCCGGCCGTTAAGGTCATGGTTGCTTCGGCCGCCACGGATAAGACGGACCTGGGCGAATTCGGTATCCTGCTGGATCAATTGATGTGGGAGGTCCGCGAATGGTTGCGTAATGATCTGGCTATGCTGCCGCCCGACCCGGAACTCATCGAGGAATTACTGGCGTTTAATTACGAGGTGAAGCTGGGTAAGGTTAAGGTGAGCAGTACGGACGAGGTGAAAACGTTACTCGGCCGGTCACCGGATCGTGCCCGGGCGTTGATGCTGTCGTTTATGAAGAGTGGATGGTTTTCTGAGATGGATCTGAGTTAGCGGGAGGGTGGGGTATGGAGTGGGAAGGGTACATTGAACGGTTGGAGAATAAGGTCGATCGTCAGCGGCGAGAACTGGCGAATCTGAAAGGGAAACGTCAGCGGTTGGCTGATGCGGAATTGACCCGGTTACGGACCATTGAGGAGGAGTATATTCGATTGAAGCGGATAGTCGATAGTCAGAAAAAAGATATTGCGTCCCTAGCCGAAGATAACGAACGGTTGCGGGCCGAATTACTCGGTCGGGTGAAATCTACTGAGCGGGGGATTACACGCCCGGACCAGTTTCAGTTTGACCACAAGGTCGGATTCGTAAATTTCGATGATACGTACCAGCGAGAAGGAGGATTCTGGTGATGATTAAACGATACTCAGTACAGTGGAACGAGTGGTTCAACGAGTTCGGTGTCGATGGTTGGTATCCCCATCCCCCGGGAGGTTGGACCGAAGCGGAACGACGACGGGCTCGTATTCAGTGGGGGATTCTACTCGGGGTGGGGGCGACGTTATGAAAATATTCGTAGTGAAAGTACCGATCTTCAACATCGGTGTGGCCACATGCGTCGGCTGTTCCGCACAGGAAGCTCGGAACGCATTCTACGACTTGGACGGCTTACGTTTCGTTGTTCCCGTGCCGGAAAAATCCCGTGGTGCCTGCTGCATCCCCGACGATGCCGGGGCGGAAATTTTTATGTGGGTCGAGGATCCGGACGAAAACGCCTCGGTCGTATTCCACGAATTGGTTCATGTGGCGCTGGGAATTTGTGATCTTAAGGGAATGCAGCGGGATGATGAACTGATCGCCTACCTGATGGCTTGGTTGAAGATCGAGGTGGCGGATCGGATATTTTTCGATGATAAGGAACAGTCTAAAATGGAAAAGGGAGGGTTATGATGGAAACTTGCGGGTTTAAAGGTTGTTGCGAGATTAAGGGGCACGACCGATGTCATGTTGTTTTTGGTCGAGGTATTGGTCCGAATGATTTCACCGTCACAGTATTTGACGACGACGGAAATTCCCCAGAGCACGGACTCGTTTCGTGCGAATCGTTTCCATACCCCGGTACCACGATAGATGCAGTTATTGCTGATGCTTGCGAGAAATTACCAAAAGGATCTGTGTTCGAAATACTCAAACGGAATGACGGTTCCGAAATTGCTTGGTATCATGTCCGTCGAGCTAATAATTACGAGTATTGGGCTGGCCATATCCCTGTTCCGACTTCCGATGGCCCCTTGTTCAAGGATGAAAATGCTCCGCTCGATCCGTTGCGTGGATGTTACGTTCTCGCAAGGTGCCGTGTGGTATGATCATCAAACGCAGCTCCAAATACAACGATCGCGGCGAACTCTGGCATGACGGCCGACCGGTCCAGATCTCCCGGGTATTCGGCGGGCTCGGGTTCCCGCAGTTCGCCGTCCTGCTCGGGGAGGAACGATTCTTCCACGAAACGCATTATTTCGTCCTGGCCGAAGCGGAGACGGAACGGAACGAATCGTTGGTCGATCTGGTCGACATCGCCCGACGGTTTCAGGCCGAATACCCGGTATTACGCTGGTTCGGCTGGTTAGATGTCAACGTAAAAGAAATTCTTGCAACTTGTAACAAACAATCGTATAGTTCTGGTGTGCGTAATTTAATCGTTATGGATACGCCGCGGATTGGTGAATACATTGACAATCAGGTATCGCTTGTACACATGCTGGTAAGACCGGTGGCAAAACGACTGCACTTCTTTAACGAGTCGATGATCACCGCCGAATTGTTCAGCCTGCCGAAAGTCGATATCCGAGCCGATCAGTACCACAAGGTTGCCGCCCTCAGTAATGCGGTGGCGGGGATGTTGCGGTACTCGGGGGAACGAGATGAATCATTCGACCCGAATCCGGAACCCGAACCGGTGTATTGAACCATGAACGGTACGGAACGAATTTTAAAATTACTGATCCGGGTAGCGAAATTTTTTATCGAACTGGCCGAGGCCGAGGTAAAACAATGTAACGCTGAAACCAAGAAGACCAGACGCATAATTACAAACCCCTGATAGCCCGCGCCGGTAACGGCCCCTGCAGTCAGGTACAGTCATCGCCCCCATAAGGCCCATGATTCGAAGGTGAATCGTGGGCCTTTTTTATTTCGGAGGTACACGGTGCCCAGATTAACGAAGCGAGTCCGCTACACCAAAACAACCATCAAGCAGCAGGTGCAGATCCGTGACCCGAAACCGGCACCGACGGTCGTTTACGAATTTTCCAACGGTCGACAATTCAAGGAGCGTTCCTGATGAGTATCCTGTTACCCGGCGGCGTTCTTACCGGCCGGAAAACTCTCCGTCACCATCGCCAACCGACGAATGAAGAAGCGTTCGCAATGTGTCGCGGATTCGCCGAAGCGTTGCACATCGTCTATCCCGGCTATCTCTGGCAGGTGGGCATGATTGGCGATGTGGTTTACGTGCAGAACCTGAACCTGAATAAAAAACAAGGATTCCGAGTACCGGTGCACGACATCGACCCCGAAGGCCGAGTACTCATGCGGGCCGGTGGCGAACTGCTGGAACGTTACGGCTGCAAGCGAACCGGCGGCCGGGATGAAAAACAGTTAAAAACCCTCAAGCGGGATATCCGCGGAGACGCCCTACAGGTATGATCGAAACCGCCGCTGATACGACTGGCGCCCCCGTCGACCCAACTGATCCGTCGGCCGAATTCCTGCGGCTGGCCAGGCGGGCGCACGAACAGTCGGAATCGTTTCTCGAAGCGTCCCAGATGCGACGATGGCGCCGGAATTACAGCCGGGCCCAGTCGGAACATCCGGACGGCTCGAAATATCTGTCCGCAGCGTATCAGAACCGTTCAAGGCATTTCCGGGGCAAGACCGAAGCGTCGATCCGCAAGAACGAAGCGGCGATGGCTGTCGCCCTGTTCTCGAACCACGATGTGGTATCGATTACCGGCGATCAGTCGGTTGCCCCCTCCCTACATAAACTGGTGAATAACCACCTGGACGAATCGATTAAATGGTTCATGATCTCGCTCGGCGCCTACCACGAAGCGATGATTGCCGGCAACGTGGTATCAAAAAATTACTGGAACTATGACCGGGACGAAGACGGTACGGTCCATGTGGATCAGGCGGCAATTGACCTGGTGCCGCTGGAAAACTGTAAAATCTCCCCGCAGGCGAATTGGCTCGACCCGATCAACACGTCCCCGTTCCTGATCGTCGAATGGCCGATGTTCATCTACGACATTAAAGAGCGGATGAAAGCGGACTGGATCCTGTACACGGACCAGGAGATCCAGTCGGCGTGTGTAAAATTCAAGCAAAACAACATGAAATCGGCCCGGCAGGGGCGGGAACAGACCGCCGCCGAGGATGCCGCCGTTTCAGCGGTCACCGATTTCGATTTCGTCTACGTCCACGAAAATTTCATCAAGCGGGATGGTGAAGACTGGTTTTTCTACACGCTCGGCAAAGAACTCATGTTGTCTCAGCCGATCCCGGTAATCGAGGCGTTCCCGCACCTGAAACCACGAAAGCGGCCATACACCTGGGGCACGATCACCATTGAGCCCCACAAGGTTTACCGGCGGTCCCTGGTTGACCGGGTATCCGGCGCCCAGGATCTGAGTAACGAGATCGGTAACCTGCGGGTGGATAACGTCAAGCAAGTCCTGAACAAACGGAAATACGTGCAGCGGTTCATGGGTGTCGACTACCAGGCCCTGAAATCGAGCGTTCCGGGCGGCATGGTCATGATGGACGACATTAATGCCGTGAAACCGGAAGATACCATCGACGTTACCGGCTCATCGTATCAGGAACAGGCTGTCATAAATTCCGATTTCGACGAGTTGTCCGGCACGTTCAGTTCGTCAAGTGTGGCCACAAACCGCCAGTTGAACGAAACGGTCGGCGGCATGGCCCTGCTCGAAGGGAACGCGAACACCCTCACCGAATATCAGTTGCGGGTGCTGGTGGAAACGTGGGTCGAGCCGGTCCTGCGCGATCTGGTCGATATGGTGAAATTCTACGAGGACGACGCGAAGATCCAGGAAGTCCTTGGTGATCCGTCCATAACCAGTGAAACCCTGCAGGCTCCGGTGAAGGTCCGGGCCGATGTCGGGTTCGGTGCGACCGATCCGAATGGCAAGGTGCAGAAACTGATCGCTGGTGTCCAGACCGCCCTGCAGTTACCAGCGGCCGCGGCGATTCTCGACCAAGTGGCGGTCAGCCGTGAATTGTTCTCGATCCTCGGATTCAACGACGGGAAGAAATTCCTACCGGATGACGCCGAACAACCGGAGGATCCACGTATCGCCGAACTGACGGCGATGGTCCAGCAGCTGCAGCAGGTCATCCAGACGAAACAGGTCGAGGGTCAGATGCAGATGCAGCTTGAGGTACAGCGGGGTAAAAACCGGCTGACCGAAGCCGCAGTGAAAACCACGAACGACCGGCAGATCCGGTTAACCGAGATGGCCCTCAATCGTGGGATAAAACTCGCGGAACTGGAACGTCAGACCGGAGTCGACTCGGGTAAGATCAACCTGGAATACCTGAAAGAAATCAATCGCCGGATGGATATAACGAACCAGCAAAAAGAACTGGCGTACAAAGTTCAGACCGGAAACGAGGGAATATGAACACTGACGAAGCGTTTAACATGGCGGTTCTAGGGGTGGAAACGGAAAAATTTCTGCTCACCCCCACCGGTAAATACCTGCTCGAACGGGCAGAGATCGACCGTGAGAAAGCGATAAACGAGTTCAAGACGGTTGATCCGACGAACACAAGTGAGGTACGGCGAATTCAGACCGACCTCGACACGCCGGATCGAATCGTTAAATGGTTGTCGGATGCTATCGATAGCGGCAGGGCCGCCCATGACGCACTCCGCAACCAAGAAGCGGAACTATCCTGACGCTGCCGGGACGTTACCGAATATCAGCAGCATGAAAGGTGGATGTAAAAATGGAAACTGAAGAGACTACCGTAACAGGCGTCATCGACCAGGAACCGAAGATGTCCCAGCGTGAACAGGCTATGCAATCTATCCTCGCCGCCGGCCGGGCCGATGTACCCGATACGGGCGAACAGGACGATACCAATGGGGCCACGGACCCGCCGGAACCAGAACCCGAACAGATAACACTCAAAATCGATGGGACGGAAGTCCTGGCCCCAAAGGAAAAAGTCATCGAGGCCGGTGTTCGTGCCCTGCAGAAAGAAAGTGCCGCTGATAAGCGACTGTTCGAAGCATCCGCCAAGGAACAAGCATTGAACGCCCGTGAACAGGAACTGCGGCGAATGGAACAGGATCTACTCAAGAAGCGAGATCAACAACCCGATCAAGTCGGTCGGGAATTCGTTGACGCTGTTTTTAGCGACCCTGATACCGCTGCTGGAACCATCAGTACCCTTGCGAGACAGGTACAACACATCTCGGACAAGGTGGCCCGGGTGGAACAAACCGAAGTGGCGAAACAAGAATCCGTGAAACAGTCGTTGGTGCAGCATTACCACACGAACTATCAGGACATCGCGTCGGACGAAGTAATGAATTTTGCGTTGAATAAGTTCCGGGCGGAAGTTGCCACGGAGGATCCGACTCTCAACCCGATTCAGGTGGTCGACAGGGCCGCCGAGCGGGTGTACCAGAAGTTTGGCCGAACCACTGTCGCAGATCCTGAACCGACCGATGCTGAAAAACGCAAACAGGCTAAGGAAAAAATGCCGGCCCCGGTGAAACAGGCGTCAGCCCGTACCACCCCGCCGCCGGAAGTGAAACCAAAAACGCCCTCGCAGATCATCGATGAGATGCGCCGCGGTCGCGGTCCGAGGGCCTACTGATAAGGAGTATTTACAATGGCTGGACAAGTCTGGGCAACCAATGAACTCGGCGGATATATGTACAGCGATACGCTGTCTAATATTCTCCGTATGGCACTTCAACCGCTGATGCGTTTTCGTCAGCACTGTTTCATCGACCCGGCAATCGGGAAGAATAAAGGGGCAATCCACCACTGGAACATTTATTCCAAGGTTGCTACCGGCGGCCGGGCGCTTTCAGAGAATGAAGCGATGCCGGAAACCAACTTCACGATCTCGCAAGGTAGCTTAACTATTACAGAATTCGGAAATTCCGTACCGTTCACCGAAAAATTGGACAACCTGTCCGAACAACCCGTCACTGTGGTTATTCACCAGGTTCTGAAGGACGACGCGAATGACACACTCGAATCGGCCGCTCACGAACAGTGGGATGATACTCTGCTCACCGTTACCCCGGCGTCTGGAACCAGTGAGACGGCGATCACCGTTGAGGTAACCGGTACCCCCACCGCAACAAACAACGTTGCCATGGGTAATTCCCACGTGAAATTGATTGTCGATGAGATGAAGGAACGGAACCTTCCGGCGTTCGATGGTTCGAATTACGGGTGTATTGGTCGCCCGGCGACCTTCCGTCCGATCAAGGACGACCTGGAAGCATTGTCGATGTATACCGATCGCGGCTACGGCGATATCATGAATGGTGAGATCGGCCGTTCCTACGACGGGGTACGGTTTTTCGAGCAGACCAGTGTGGACTCGGAAGGCTGGTCCAATGCGAAATCCGATGCGGCCTATTTCTTCGGCGCCGATACCGTTTGCGAAGGTGTGGCGGTTCCGGAAGAGATCCGCGGGAAGATCCCGACCGATTACGGCCGTGCTCGTGGTGTCGCTTGGTACAGTCTGAACGGGTTCGGTATCGTTCATAATCAGACCGGCGCCGTACAGAATCGTATTTTGAAATGGGCCTCGGCCGCGTAACGGCCGTACCGTGACTGGATAATAATTTCGGTACGACTGGTAACGGTCGTACCGATTCAACAAAAGGAGTAAATGAAATGCCTGGATATGATAATCCGATTCACGCGTGTTACAATTTCCCGAACATGGATTTCGGGGCGTCTGCCGGCGCAACCACTCATACCATTGCCGGGCCGGCCGGTAAAAAAGGTCGACTTGTCGATATCGCCGTAGGGGTGACTGAGGTTTTTGAAACCGTCACTACCTTAGCCCATGTGCAGGTCGGTAAATCTGACGATCTAGACGCCTATGGGAAATTGAATATCCCCACTGGCGCCGCCGACAATACCGTTGTCAATAAACTCGACGATACCGACGCTATCATCGCCGCCGATATCCCGGCCGAGACTGCGGTACACGTCACCCTTACCGAGGGTACTGGTGCCGCCCTCACCGGACAAGGCTACGTCTGCGTGTATATCGACTGGTATTAATCAACAATAACCATTGAGGTAAACTATGGACGTTTTGAAAAAAGGCCTGACCGAACAAACACCGGTCGGCCAGAAGCAACCCCGTAAAACCGATGAGGCAACCCAGCGCCCGATGCAGCAGGATACGAAAGCGTCTGGCGGCGACAAGCCTGGGAAGTTCACCGTAAGAAAATAACCCGACGAGGAAGTGCCGGCGTAACACCCGGCACGACTGGTGAAATTATGAAAATGATGCCGTTCGACGAGGTGTACGAGAACGTGAAACCCGGTTCGGATGACAGTTGCGTAAAGGACGGCCTGTCCGAGCGAAAACCGTTGTTCGACGGTTGGGGTGATAGTCGTGTTTCTCGGACCCCTCGTTCCATTCCGATAAAATC